CAGGATCAACATTACTTGTCATTTCATCAAGAATTAAAATCGGTGCATCTTTTAGAAAAGCTCTTGCAATGGATATTCTCTGTCTTTGTCCACCTGAAAGAAGCCCACCATTTTCTCCAATATCAGTTTCATAACCTTTTGGTAAACTCATAATGAAATCATGTATCCTTGCTTTCTTTGCAGCGAGGGTGATTTCCTCTTTTGTAGCTCCTTTTTTACCTACTCTGATGTTTTCTTCAATCGTGTTATCAAACAGTTGAACATTCTGCATAACAATGCTGATACGATCTAAAAGCTCATCATAAGGAATATCTCTAATATCCACACCGCCAAGTGTAATTTTGCCTTGCTGCACATCATAAAATCTTAATAACAGGTTAGTTATCGTCGTCTTGCCCTACAATGTCAAGTAATTGCTATATAATTTTGTAAAATTCCCTATTTCTCTATAATCTCTATTTTTCCGCTTCCTGATACAATTATTCTATCAATACAAGAGTCTACATAGGCTTTCAATAGACTATCTTCATCTAAGGAATTGGCATTAAACTCTTTATGTGAATAGCTCTTATCTGATTTCACTTCTTCCAGCTTATTTTCCTGTTGTTCCTTTTTATTTTGAATAAGAGCTTTTTCCTGTAGATACCTTTCTTTTGAAAGAATATGTTTTTTGTAGTTCTCATAAATAATTTGCAGATTACTGTTTAATAAGTCTATTTCTTTTAATAAATCTTCCCTACTATTTTCAGGATGTATCATCCTTTCTTCATTAACACCATTTTTAATTTTAAATCTCTCCAATTTAGGTTTAATAAACTCTATTATTTTTCTTTCTTTTACATTATTTGGTGTTCTACTGGTTTTACAGAAATAACAATAGTAATTTCTATACTTGTACACTTTATCTGTATTCTTCTTTTGTCTACTGTCGCTCCTAAAACCCATATGCCTACCACATTCTTTACAAAAAATCTTGTCAGAAAAAATAGAGCGATTTTTCTTTCCTGTATAAACATAAAATTTCCTTTTTTCTTTTATTTTCTTAACCTCATCAAAAATCTCTCTTGAGATAATCGCTTCATGAGTATTATGGATTACTTTCCACTCTTCTTCAGGAAGTAATATCTTTTTTCGCCCACCGATTCTTGTTTCTTTATACTTGTTATATACATAATCTCCTGTATATAGTTCATTTCTTGTAATCTGTGATATGCAAACACTCGTCCAAGCTCTTTTCTTTACTTTACTTCCCGTAATCAAATTTTTTGTATAATCTGAAACTTTAAGTTCCTCTTTTCTTTCAGAACGTGTGATATATCCTTTTTCATTAAATATATTGGCTATTTGAATACAAGAATATCCCTCTAACATTAAATCAAAGACTTCTTTAACTATAAATGCTGTCTTTTCATCAATAATGATATGGTATTTGTCCTGTGGATCTTTGATATATCCAAAAGGTGCTGCCCAATTCGTATTCTTTCCCTGTGATTTAATCTGTTTAACAGAGTTTCTTACCTTTTCGGATAATTCCTTACTGAATAAATCATAATACAAAGTTTTAAACTGTGTGTCTGTATCTATTCCATTTCCATCTTCATTTATAGAATCATAATTGTCATTGATAGCAATAAATCGTATTTTTAAAAATGGAAATATATTACTCAAATAATCTCCAAGTAGAATATAATCTCTTGAAAACCTCGACATATCCTTTACGATTATCGTATTTATTCTTCCGGCTTTTATATCATCAATAAGTCTTAAAAAAGAAGGTCTATTAGTATTTGTAGCAGAATATCCATCATCTATATATTCTTCTATCTCACAACCCTTCAGAGAGTTCTCATTTTCAATGTAATTTCTTATATAGTCTCTCTGGTTTATTATACTTACACTTTCATCCGCTTTGTCATAATCTTCTTCTGAAAGTCTTAAATAAGTGGCTATTCTATTCATACTCTACCTCCAGTTGCTTCTCCATATTTTTCTCAAGGTTAAACTTAAAGTATATGGTTACTTGCTTATATTTTGAGACTTCTACATGGCTAATTAAGATATCGACAAATTCTTTATCAACTCCTATGCTCTCATCATAATCTAAATAGCAAAACAGAACTTCTATAAATTTTTCGAGTTCTTTTTTTCTTGTTATTATCATCCTTTTTTTATCATCTAAAACCTTCAATTCATTTTTTATCGTTTTTATCTGTCTATCTATCCTATTGCCTTCTGTTTTAAATTCGCTTAAAAGAATATTTCCTCTAACATAACCTTCATATTCTTTCTGTAACCTAACTTTAAGAGCATCAATCTTCTTTCTATCAGTATCTATTTTAATAGATATTTTCTTTAGCTTTTTGGCACTTACATTTTCCAAATAGTTTTTAAGATGGATTTCATCCCAATCTTGATAAAAACTTGAAAACAATCTTTTTAATGTATTAACTAAAATTTTGTCCAGATCCGTTTCATAAATTCTAACGTGAGATTTTTCTAATTTTAATCTATCGCCACCCTTACAATAATAGCAATAACAAAATTCATCATTAACTTTAAGTCCCCTTGCACCATATTGTTTTTTTAAATTTCTACCACATACACCACAAACTATAAGACCATCATACTTTCCTTCTTTATTTTGATCTCTTTGGATTTTTAAACCTACATTTTCTTTACCATCTTTTATAGTATTTTTTAGTGAATGATACGGTAGTGAACCTTGATTTTTTTCTTTGATTCTTCTTACTTTTTCAAATAAATCTTTTTCAACAAGTGCCTCATGGATATTTTCTTTTACAATCCATTCATCTTTATCACGAAACTTACTTTTTCTACTCAGATCATGTCTGTTTGAATACACTCTTTGAGTTAAATTGCCGATATACACTTCATCAGAAAGAACTTTTGATATATAAGAAATATCCCACTGTTTTATATCGTATTTATTTTTATAAAGCTCACCTGTTCTTTTGTATTCAGCTGGTGTCGTATATATTCTTGTCAATTCCCTTGCTATTTGTATATTTGATTTCCTCTGACCTGCTAAATGAAAAATCAGTCTTACTACTTCTGCTGCCTTTTCATCAACGACCAAAACTCTTTTTTCATCAATTTTATCTACCTTGTAACCATATGGAGCAGTGGCTCCTATAAAGGCTCCTTGTTTCATCTTTATTTCCTTTGAGGCTTTTACTTTCTTTGAAATATCTTTAGCATACAAGTCATTGAAGATATTTTTTATCGCTATTTCATAACTCTTATCTGATTTTATACCGTCCTTGGTATCAAGGTTATCATTTACAGAAATAAATCGAGCACCTAAAAATGGAAATACTTTTTCTATATAGTTTGCAATTTCTAAATATTCCCTTCCAAACCTAGACATATCCTTTACTATGATACAATTTATCCTACCTACCCTTATGTCTTCCATCATTTCAAGAAAAGCCGGTCTTTTAAAATTTGTTCCAGAATACTCATAATCCTTATACACTCTAAAAATCATAATATCTTTTTCAGTTGCTTCTTTTACACAAAGTTCTTCCTGCATTTCAAGAGAATTGCTTTTATCTCTGTAAGCTTCCTTTCTTTCCTGTGATAGTCTTGTATAAATACCGGCAATATATGTCTTTTCAATAGCTTTTACATCTTCTGTACCTGTTTCTGATTGTGATATGTGCCTATTTTTTGTTCTAGCCATAACATACCTCACTTTCAGCACTAACAAGACTTTTATTCATAACAGCAGGTATAGCTTTTGGATTTCCGTTTGTAACTATACTTTTCTCTGCTATAACATTATTAAATCTAATCTTATCTGCTTTTGTCATTTCCTCCAATAAAGACAACTCTTCAGTATGATTAAATCTAACATCTATGGTCTTATCTTCAGAAATAAAAATTTTATCAATGAGCATAACAACAGATAATCTGTCTATTTCAGATAGATTTTTATATCTGTTAATGTCCATGATCCAACTCTTATTTTCATCTATCTTATACTTAGTATTTTCCTGTCTTTTTAACCTATATTGAATACTTTCATCTAACTTAATCAATTTCTCCGTGTAATTTTTTCTAAAAAGCTGATATTCTTCTTTACTAATCACATTTTCTTTTAAATCAATATAAAGTGAAGATAACAATTCTTCCGTCATAGATTTTTCTCGTTTTAATATAGGAATTTGACTGTCTTTTAGATTTCTATTTATATCTATAAGCTGAACTTTGGAATATAGTTTTTCA